AATTTCAAAACTTTGAGGACACATGTGAGAAATAATTTCAAAACTTTGAAGACACATGTGAGAAATAATTTCAAAACTTTGAAGTGATATGTGGGAATTATGAAAACAAAAAAAATACAAAAAACAAAAATTTTAAATTTTAATTTTAAAAATTTAGGAAATAATATTTTAGATTATCCTTATGTTGAGATAAAGTGGCTTGATATTGAGGGAGACGCAGGTTGGAGTAGTACCAAAGATTTAAAAAATCAAAAATTACCTGTATGTGTATCAAAAGGATACTTATTATCTCAATCAAAAGGTATCACCAGAATATTTACAGATTATATTGAAACAAAAGATAAACCAACATTTGATAATATTGGTAATACTACAATAATTCCAACATCAGTTATTCAATCAATTAAAAAAATAAAAGTTTAATCTTGTAATTAAATTTTTTACGTATATCTCATAAGATCATGGATAATTTTTTAGCATTTTTGGTAAGATTAATCGTATTTTACCCTATACCTACCCTAATAATCATTGTTTTAATTGCATTTTTTGGCATTAAATAAACATTTGACAATATAACCTTTATCTTATATTCATGGGATATGAATATAAAACTAACAAAAAAAGAAAAAGACTTTTTGGTTGATTGGCTTACAGATGATTTGGATATTGAAATAGAAAATTATTTACCAAATTCACAAGTAAGAAAAATTTTACCAAAAATAATTAAAAAACTAACAAAGGAGCAATAATGGGATTTGATCTAACAGGTATGAACCCAAAAAACTTACACTTACAAGAACCAGTAAGACCAGATAATTTATTTGATCTTTCAAAAGAAGAGCAAGATAAATATTTTGAAAAACAAGATGAATATACTTCTCAATCTGGAACTTATTTTAGAAATAATGTTTGGTGGTGGAGACCACTTGCAGATTATGTTTTAAGATTTACAAAAGTAATTCCAGAGGATAGTTGGGAAGCATGGGGTTATAATGATTGTACAGAGATATCACAACGAGACGCAGAAATGATATCACAACAATTAGATCATTTAATTAAATCTGGTCATTGTAAAGCATACGCAGATAAGTTTGAAAAGCAGAGAATAAAAATTGAAAAACAAAATGATAAGATAGAAAAAGAGTTAGATAAATTTTGTAAATCAGTTGAAAAAAAACTTGGTAAAACTAATCTTGCACCAAACGAATTTCCAGAAGCAGATAAGAAAAAATGGGATAGTATTTACGAGAAGAAAAATTTTAATGGTAATTATCCTTTTTCTGTTGATAATGTAAAAGAGTTTTCAGAATTTTGTAAAAATTCTGGTGGCTTTACTATTGGATAACAAAATTTTTTGATTGTTTTTAACAACTGTTATAAAATAAAAATAATCATGGTGGCTACTTGCAACTTTCCAAGAAGACCATTTGTAAGAGCCACCTTTAACTAAAAAAAACAAAGGAGCAAAAATGAGTAATAAACAAATAAGTAAAGATAACAGAGATTATTGGTCAAATAAATTATCTCGTAAATTTAGAGATAAAAAAAGTACCATTGAATCTTTACATCAAACAGAGATAAATGAAACAACTCAAAAAAACTTTCCAACCTTTATTAAAAGACTTGGAGTTGAAAAGGATATTGAAAAATATTTGAAAGTTGAAAAAGAGTTTAACGATTATTCTAAAAACTATCAAAAGAGACTTGATGAGAAAAGGGAACAAGTTAAAAAATTCTTTTTAGTTATAAGTGATAAATTAGGTAATTGGGCAGAAACTCGTAATTGGGATATTTACGATATACCTAAATATGATTATGGTGAAAAGATTTACGATCTTAAAGATAGAATTGATAATTTTTTAAGAAATCAATGTAAATTAGAAACAAAAAATGCTTTTTACAAATCAAAAAAAGGAAGAGAATTACAATTGCTTGATGAGTTAGAAGAAAAAGCAACTGATTTATTACATAGTGATATGATTGGTTCAGAGGTATTGAAACAAATATCTTTGATTGCTAAACAAACTCAAATCAATATGACAATTCCAACAGATACAATTAAATCATTACCTAATGGTTAGTATTGATAGACTTGTTAAAATTTACAATAACTTTGGCGATAGAGAAAATCTATCGCCATTGTGTAGTGCAGATGAGATGTTATTTGATGACAACCTTACAATTAAACAAAGAAATTGGATTGAGAGATTTATTGTTGTTTGGGACTATACGACTAATCTTGATGTTCAACTTCATAAAATAAGTGCTATGGCAAGAAAGGACTAACAATGGCAAAAGAAAAAAAACTTGAAGATAAGTTTAGTAAAGTTATCAGTGAAGTAGAAAAAAAACTTGAAGATATGAATAATGAAGAGTTAAGTAATAGTTGGAAAACAAGAATTGAAAAATACTTAAAAGGCAGAACGATTGTTAAAATTGAGTATTGTTCAGAAAAAGAAAGTGAAAGACAAGGTTGGCATTGTCAACCAATTCAAATTCTTCTTGATAATGGAACTTGGCTTACACCAACAAGTGATGATGAGGGAAATAATGGTGGTGCAATTCACACCAATATTAAAGAATTACCAATAATTCCTGTAATTTAATAATATGAATTTATGGTCTTTATATTGCAAGAATAAAAAAAAGTATAAAGGAACTTTTATTGACTTTGTTAAAGATTTTTCTAATTGTAGGGAAGATTTTGGAAGTAAAAAAATTATATATTCAGATACTATTGAGAGAGGTCTTGCATATTATTTAAAGAAATATTATTCTTAAATTCTTGATATTTGGGATACACAGACAACCAAGTATCTTGATTAAAGCCCTAATAAAGCGAGAGTGGAGTTAGGGCTTTTTTTATGTTATTGACCTAATAACATAATGAAAAAATCAGAAAGTAATTTGTGGAAACGTATTAAAAATCTCAAGTTAAAAGGTCAATTATTTCGCATAGAAAGTAGCACAATTAATGGTATTCCAGACGTTTATTGGTTGATAAATAACAAAAGTATTTGGATTGAATTAAAGTCAAATGATGTCAAGAATATTGGCTTATCAAAGTATCAAATTAATTGGCATTTAACCCATTTTAAAAATGGTGGACAATCATTTATCTTGCGAGAAGACCTCTCGCAAAGACCACCTCAAAATTTACAAATTTTCGTGGTTCGTGAACCGAGAACCATTGTTCGTGCCTACTCATCACTCAATTTAAGAGACGCATTTAAAAAAATCTTGACGCAATAACCACGTCTCACGATTTCTTTACGCACTACTTCGTAGTGCGTAAAGTTTGAGATTGCATGTGGAATTTTTACATTAACCATTGACCTTTATACGTGCGTAAAGTTTGAGATTGTATGTGGGCTTTTTTGTTTTTTATATTTACCTTTATACGTGCGTAAATCTTGAGATTGCATGTGAGGATTTTTCGTTTTCTTATTTACCTTTATATATAAATAAAAATTATTTTTTTAATTGGTCCTGTGAGTCTTGCAGCTCGATGGCAGCTAAAATTAAAAGTTGACAGCTCAAGCCGTCCCATGGTACTAAGATTCATTAACTAACAAATAGGAGAATAAAAAATGATAAACTTTAAAGATCTAAAAAAAGGTCAGGAAATAAAAAGCGATCAGCTGGGGCCTGGTGTACTAATCAGCGGAAAGCTTCTAGAGTCACCGCTGCAGGGTCGTGGAATTCGTAAAACAATTTTAATCGATGCTAAGGGCTCCGAGGTAGGCTTATTCGATGAAGCCGGCAGCGTATACAGTCATAATATAAAATTAGTTAAAATCGATGGAAGCTGGAAGGTGGTAACTCATGCCCCTGCTTAATTATTACAGCCAAACAAAAATGGCTAAGGGGGAAGCTTATGGATATAAGACAGCTATTTTACATTTAGCGCCATATGATATGAGTGGCAAAAATGTTTGTCCCAAAGCTACTAAGGGACCTGGAGGATGCATTGCTCCTTGCTTAAATACATCGGGACGGGGCCAAATGAACAGCGTGCAGCAGGCTCGAATAAATAAAACTAATTATTTTTGGAATAACAAAAATGGTTTTTTGTGGGAACTGTCAAAAGAAATACAGACTCTGAAGCTTAGAGCTGCTCGAGCTGGTTTCAAATTTGCCGTTCGACTCAACGGAACCAGTGACCTTCCATGGTATAAATATAAAGTTGATGGAGGTGGCAGCTTGATGGATTTGCATCCTGATGTGCAATTCTATGATTATAGTAAAGTACTTAACTACCTTGATCATGGTAAAAAAAATTATCATGTAACGTTTAGCGACTCGGGGACCAATGAGCAGGACCAATTAGCAGCCGTAGCTAAGGGCGCTAATGTTGCCGTAGTCTTTAAGGATAAGCTGCCTACTAGATGGATGAGTCGGAAAGTTATAGACGGGGATGCGCATGATTTACGCTTTAAGGATCCGTGTGGCGTGGTTGTGGGATTAGTTGCTAAAGGCTTAGGCAAAAAAGTTAACGTGAATTCCTTCATTAAGGTGGCATCTTAATGGACTCATTTCTGGCGTTTCTTGTTCGAATACTGGTATTCTATCCAATACCGTTATTAGTATTACTTGCAATTGTATTACTAGTTTAGAATCATTATAAACTACAGCCCTACAACCTAGGGCTGTAGCAGCTCAAAAAAAATAAATTATTTTCTTGAAATATCTTTTTTCATCCCTTATTAATGGGATGTGATAAATAAAAACAAACTAACAAAAGGAGTGTTAATTATGAAATCACTAAAACAAATGTTGACAGATGTTAACAATAAAAAAATTGATTATAAGGCGCTAGTTTATAGTCAATTTACAGACACAATAAAAAACTATAGTAAGGTAACAAAATTATTGAAGCCTGAATTAGTCGAGCATTGTGAATTGAATGACAATTACTTTCAATTTACACAACCAAAGACAATTGGTAAAAAGGGTCTTTATATTGGATCTGTTCAATTAGTTACAAAAAATACAAATAGATTTGATGTGACTAGTTTTAAAAAAGATCATCCTGAGTTATATACTAAGTATATGATTGGTGGAGTTTCTAATGAACTAAGAACTAACTACAAATTAGGGGTGAAATAATATGGATTTATTTTTTCATATAATTTTAATTTGTATAAGTTTTTCAATTGCCTTTTTAGGTGTTGTAATTCTTTTTAATTTCGATGCGTTGACAGGGTTCACTCTGTCAACACTAGGAATAATCTTATCATTAAGAACTATAGGAAGGGTGTAGCATGGCTCGATTATCTTATAAAGGTTATAGAATAAATTTAAGACCTTTAAAAACAGACAACCAATGGCAATTGGAACTTGAAAAAAGTGGAGGGGAAATTGTACACACTTACACAATGAGCCCACAAAAAACACTTTTATCAATAGAACAATTTGCATTCGATGAGGTTGATAAAAAAGTATTAGAGGAAATAAAAACATAGATCTTAAAACACACGCCCCACGTGGGGCGTGTGGCTCCCCCCTCCATAGAGGTACCAAACAAAATCCAAAAATTAAAATTTTTATTTTTTAATTTTTTCAGGATTTTTTTTCTATAGTTTACTAACTTTACCTTTACTTGATATGACAGATAGAAGTAGTATGGCCTTGTAGAATTAGGGGGTAGATTTAAAGGGGACCCAGAGGTATAGTAAATTAAGATGACTGATACAGAATTATTAACCACAGATCAATTACGAGAGAGGCTCGAAAAAGTATGGTTGAAACATATAAAATTATGCCAAGATAACTTCTTGTATTTTGTAAAGAATGTTTGGCCAGATTTCATTTGCAGAACTGATAAGGATCCAGATAAGTGGGGACACCACCAACACATAGCACACGAGTTTACAAAGATATCTAAAAATAAAAAAGGAAGGCTCATAGTAAATATGCCTCCTAGACACACTAAATCAGAATTTGCATCTATATACTTTCCTGCTTGGATGATTGGAAAGAATCCTAAAATGAAAATTATGCAGGTATCACACAACGCAGAACTTTCAGGAAGGTTCGGTGCGAAGGTAAGAAATTTAATTGACAGTCCAGAGTATAAACAGATCTTTGGAGATGTTAGACTAAGAGAAGATAGTAAGGCAAAAGGACGTTGGGAGACCAATCAAGGTGGGGAATACTTTGCAGCGGGTGTTGGCGGTTCTATCACAGGACGAGG